ATTGTGAAACACAAAGGTGTCAACACTCTTGCAGTAGTCTATGAAGCTTTCTCTTTCCTCCTCTATGTGTGCGACGTGAGACCAGAACCTTTTCTCCCCTGTGTCTACATCCTCAGAGCAGACACACCAGATACGTTTTGCATCTAAGCTGTCTGTCTCTATGTCCATAGCTACAACTCTAGGCATACTCATAGCGAAGCCTCAGTTTATCAGTAGTGTCTCATCTTGGTATATGTCCTCAGATACTGCTGAGGTTAGACCATATCCTGCTGAACCATCTGTAGCTTTAACTGGCATTCGAGCGTTAGGGTGCAGTAGTTTAATTTCTATTGTCATTGGTTTGTCCTTTTTAGATTGAGATACATAAAACAGTCTTGGGTCTAAGAGAATTTTTATCTGTGTTCCATACTCTTTTTCCTGACCATGAATCAGTTCCTTCTCCTGCTACACGTTTGCAAGTATAGCCTATAGTCTCTCCTACCTCTGTCCAACCAGCGCGTCTATATAGTTCACCAGTCCTAGGCTTCTCAACTAGAGTCTCAAACCCTACAACTTTATCTCCGTATTTTTCAAACCAAAATATTTGGGATGCTTTCATAAATCCCTTGAGTACCTTGGTTGTGAAATTCCTTGTTGGATACTTTCCATTTACTGGTGAGATGTTATAGAAAATATTGTTAATCACACTGTTTAGATTGTCCTTGCCTACATTAAGAAACTCATTGCGTCCTGGTAGGAATCTTGTAGCTGAACCAGCAACTATGTGTCCGTAGTACTGGTCATTGTACTTGATTGCAAAGCATAGACTCCTACCTACGAATCCTTTAGGCTGAGAGTAGTGAATTTGCATCCTTCCTAACAGCCTTTCATCTGTTCTTTTGGTAAGACTTAAGACTAGCATGAGGTATATAGAGCTGCTGAGTACCACGTAGGTGTATCTGAGTACTCGCAGGCTACAAGTATTCGCATCAGTGCATCCTTTTTCATAGTTCATTTAACGTGAAGCTGTCAGGGTTAAACACAAGGCTTCCTGCGTAACCTGTGTTACCTGCTGGTCTGTTTTTAGTAACAGAAAGCGTCGTTAAGTTTCTAATACTAGGATCTTCAGCCATCTTGTCTCTTTCTAGCTTCACCACAACGGATGCCCTCTTACCGATCATGCGGCAGTCTCTTATCTGACCATCGTCATTCTCGTGAGCAATCGTTATGATACCGATATTCAGTTCGGATGCAAGCCTAGCAAGCTTCGTGCTTAACTCAGACAGAAACTGTTCGACTGTGGAATCCGTCTGCCTTGAGTAGGCTAGGTCTTGGATAGGCTCGAAGAATACAAACTTACATTCACATGCTTCAGCGAACCACCTTATCTTATCTAAAATAGATAGAGGGTCTTCGTCTACTCCTAGTGTGAACTGGTATAAGTTCTCGTTGTGGGTTAGGTTCTTGATGGCATCGACTACATCTCTGTCCATACCGGCTTCAACGATTAACTCCTTACGGGTTAGGTTCTGCTGTAACTCATAAGACACCAGACCAAGCAGTGACCTCTTGGGGGCTTCCTCCATATGGCAGATGGCGATGGGAATATCTTTGTGGTTACTTAGAATATTGTACTCCAGAAACCGCATGAACTCCGTCTTGCCTATGCCTTCCGGTGCTTGAAAGACTGTGAAGTGTCCTTGCATAAGACCTAGGATCACACTGTCTAATTCAGAAACACCCGTAGGTAGGTAGATGGGGTCTTCACTATCCCTGTAGAGAGTAAGAAAATCTTGTGTGGTGTTATTCACATTCTCAGGTACATATTTCTGAGAAGACCACCAAGACTTGACATACTCTTGAGATGCTCCTGCCTGAAGAAACTCGTTTGCATCCTTGTACTTATCGTGGGGTACTCGGTATATCTTATTTGGAAATAGGTTGACTAGCTTTGTAGCTATACCGTCAGCCTTTCCGTCACTGTCCAACGATAGGTATATCTTCTCGAAGGAAGACAACCACTCCTTACAGTTCTCGAATATCTTCTTACTTGGTGTAGCAGTAGGTAGTGAGACTACAGGATACTTACTACCAAGCATCTGATAAGCAGACATAGCGTCAAGCTCACCTTCAGTTATGGTGACAGCTTTAGAACTACCTGCATTGAACTTATCCATACCAAACAGTTCATCTGACCTAAGCCCTTCAGCCCTGAAAGTCTTAGGTAGAGTCCTGATCTTAATAGCTCCGCTGGGGTACTTGTAATGATGAGATACACTTTTCCCTTCAGAGGATACTTCTGTCTGCACTCCGTAGAACTTCATAGTTTCTACGGTGATACCCCTACTCTCTCTGTATTGTAGATTGAGTAGTGGTACTACCCTGGGTTTGTATTGTGGTTCCATTTCAGTTCTCCGACTTCTTCCTAGAGGGTACATATCCAGATAGTGCTGTTCGTAGACAACACCTTTCTTAGGATACCCGTTTCCACACGAAAAGCATCCTCCAATCCTCCTTTCCGTATCGTAACAAAAGGCATCACTACTCATACAATCAGGGTGAGGACATTCCCTTTTGCTTAATTCTACCATGACTAGTATCCCTATACTTAAGTATCATACTTAAGTATCATCCTTAGGATATATTTATATTAATATATTAATACCTAAGGAGTGATACTTAAGTATCAGGCTGACCATGGGTCTGTCAACCCCTATTATGGTAGTCACTTACCTGTTGAACCGAAGCCTCTGTAGCCTCTTTCTGTACTAGATAAGGCATCCACCACAGTGGTTGGTAGGTCTACCACACGTTCTACCAGCATTTGGCAGACCCTATCACCTTTGTTAATATAAATTATCTCGTAGCCTAGGTTCACAAGGATGACGTTGATCTCTCCTCTGTAATCTGAATCAATAAGCCCTGGGCTATTGAGGATAGTCAGTCCATTCTTACGGGCCAGTCCAGAACGCGGTAGGAGCTTCGCACAGTAGCCTTGTGGTAGAGCCATGCGGAACCCTAAGGGGATCATGACTCGCTCACCTACGTCTATCCTAGCTTCTTTACGGGCATAACAGTCTTCCGCTGCTGACCCTGGAGTAGCTTTAGTGGGTAGCTTACCACCTTCGATGATAACAAATTGTCTCACTGTGTATGTTCCTTGAACCATTGGGGTGTTGGGGTGTAGCGCCATTGAGCAATGTCTGCTTTGGCACCTAGGTAGTATGCACGATATGCCTCTATAGTGCTAGTCTTTTTGAACTCCTCAGGCATACACTGGGGTGGCTCAGTGAAGTCTGCGTTAGGTATACCGTAGGGTAGCCTAGTCAGTAGGGGTTTAAGTCTTCCTGTTTTGTGCTTCTTACCATACCGATGGGTGTATTCATTCAACAGAGACAACCACAAAGACATAATCCACCAGTAATTCATACGACTTTGTCTCACCCACACTGCACTTGGGTGGTTTACATGTGTCTTCTTATACAAGAGAGGACTAGCTTTGTCTCCGTCTATTACATGATGGGCGGTAGACATAAGCTGCGCATACTCCAGTATCATCTTGACTACATGCTTGTCGCAATGGTCACTAGCACAGTGGGCTGGGCTGCTGTCCAAGTAGAAGATATTCATCTTAGGCTTCCTTCTTCTTCCCGTAGGTAGGCTCTTTCACAGTGGGTACTACAATAGGGCTTGCCTTCTACTACATCTTCTCTACTACAGAAGTGAAACCCAGGGTCTGTTGGTTCCCCTATTGGCCATTGACAGGTTCTTATACCTCTAGCTTTGCGATCAAGCCAAGTATTCTTCTTCATCTGCTTTTAGTCCTGTTTAGTTTTAACCAATGGTAAGAACATAGCAGTCTTCCATTCTCTAGTACCGGAGCCTCCTTGTCACAGAGGCTGCACTTAGGTAGTGGGTACTTTTGTTTTTCTTTGTTGTATTCGTAGGTCATTGTGCAAGCCTTTCTATTTCGGCTATACCTTTGGGGGTGATGAAATAAGACAACCCATACTTAGGTGGTATGCGTCGCTCTTCAATAAGCCCTTCCTCCACGATGATACGGACTGCCCTTCTCACTCCACTGTCGAAGTGGCTGGCTAGGTATCCCTTCTCGTATTGAGAAGCCCACTGCACACGTTGTAATGTTCGGAGCCTCCACTCAGGCGCTGCGATCTTAGTCATTATACAACACTCCCGTTGCCAAAGGGTAGAGAATACTGATACCCAACTGGTGGGTTGGACTGGTTCTTTTTGTCCAGAAATTCCATGATCTCACAGAGTGTCTCAACGAGAGACTGAGAGGTACCATCAAAACTTAGGGGGTCATGGTCTCCGTTAAGCACATAGATTTCCTGAACGAGAGTGTCACCCCTTTCGTTTCTGTGTTGCGCTATCGAAATGATAGAGCCTTTGTAGTCGAGGTAAACATTGTTGAA